CCATTAGTAACTACTATTTTTGTAGGTTTATCTTTAGGTGCTAATATTGTTATACTTGTTGGTCTTTCTTTTGCATTAACGTATTGTTCACTATAGCCTATATACCAACTATTTCTTGCTATACCTAAGTCAACAGGTGTTTGTAATTTAACATCTGTTAATGCTTTTAATGCTCTTGTTCTTAATTCTGTTTCAACGCTTTTATTAATAGCCTTACTTAAATTAATGATACTGCTTGTTATACCAGTTACTTTAATTCCCATAGTAGGCTCCTTTGTTTTTATATTATTTGCGTTTGTTTTAGTGGTCGTACGTTTGAATCTAAGGGATATCTTAGTACCTGATACCCCATAGAAACATTATATATTAATCAAGATCTATCTTCTTTTTAGATTTAGACATACCTTGTAATTCTGATAAAAAGCTTTTTGCTTTATTTACCTTATTATTATTAGCTTTATGAACTATTTTTAATGAAGGAAAATATTCAGTAAAATCAACTTTTTTAGATCCTTGATAAGTAGTTTGAAGTAATAGAGCAGTTCTATGATCTTCTTGCCAACCATTTGGCCTTTTATTAAAGTATTCAACCCAACCCATGTATTCTTTTGAACTCATATTATATAGTTCATCCATAGTTATTTTTAGATTAAATGCCATATCATATTCTGCTATTTCTACTTCCCCAGTTGATTGCCCTTATCATCACCAGCACCTAAACCATTGAATTGTAGTATTTCATTAGATAGTTTAGTTAGTGGTTCAATTGGAAACTTTTCAAATTCTTCATCAGCCATATCTTCAGCACCAACTACAGTTGCTTTAAATATTACAGCTAATGTTTTAACAGCATCCATAGTAGCATCAGTATTTTTATCTAAAGTTGTTTGTAGATCTTTAACACCTTTAACTGTTAATTGTTTAATTTCCAAATCTTGATCCATAAATTTTACTGTTTTTTTAATATCAATAATTTTAATATGTTTCATTATTTTTTATCCTTTGTATTATTATATAAGTGTTTATTATTATTTTCAAAATCTTCCATAATCTTTCTAATTTTATGTAAGACATCTAAAGTTTCAAATACTTCTACTTTATCATCAACATCTTTTAATCTATCATATGTTTTTCTAATTGAGTTATCAATAGCTTTTTTAATATGTAGAGATGTAATTCTAAGTACATAATATTTATTAAACTTCTTTAATAAATTATCCATTTTATTTTCCTATTATGTATATTCTATTACAGGGGTGCTTTTAAACACCCCCATAAAGAATTTTATTTATTATGCGTCAGCAAATGGACCAACATAGTCAGTTGAAGTTGATAACGTCAAAGTTGCCTGATTAGAATCAGTTAAACTTGGAGTTACTTCAAAAGAAGCTATTTGACCTTTTACGTAAAACGCTGCATTATCGCCAGTAGAAGCATTTTTAACATCTAACTGAAATACATAAGTATTACCGTCTTGAACTAATGCTTGTAGTGCATTATGAGTTCCAGGAACGTAGTTCAAAGAAAACTCAAGAGTAGGTGCATCAGCTTGTCCTTGAATTTGAGAACTTACCGATTGACCGTACTGAGGTACATTTACGATATTTGCTGGTTTACCGAAAGATGGGAATTCTCTAATTCCAGCAACTTCAGTAGCGCCATCAAAATCACCTGTAGAAGCAGTGATGAACGTTTGGTGTTCAGCATCACTTGTAGGTAGTGTATATGTACTATCAGCTTTGAATTTCAGTTTAGTAAAAATACCAGCTCCGATATTTGATATAAGTGCCATTTTGTTTATTTCCTTTTATATTGTTTGGTTAAATTGATCTGAAATTGACCGTATAGTCAACTGAATATAATCCAGAATTCTTAGGGTCAATTCCAACATTAGTTATAAAGCTATTAGTAGTTTGCAAATAGCCAGAGATACTATTTCTATCAAGTAATAATTTTAACATATCAGCAATTTCATAAGCACGTTTCATACCTTGTCCACTAGGAACAAATATGTTACATACAATTTGACCATTGCTTGTAGATTCATTAAAATATAACTCAGAAGAAAATGGTAACACATTAACTCTTACCCATTCTTCACCATCAAGTTGACCTTGATAATTAGCAGGGTAAGCTTTAACATTATTACTTGTCCAGCTTGAACTAGCAAAAAGACCTTCAACAGCAGTTAATAATTCACTTATTGTAGCCATTAAATTTCCCTTCCTATAGTTAAGTTTATTACATAACCATCATCTTCCATTTTATTAATATTCCATGTTTTACTTCTTAATACAACAGTATCATAACCGTCAAGTATTTCAGAATTAACATCAGAACTTTTAATCATAATGTCAGCATTTATTCTAGGCTTATCATCATTAGTTTTGTAACTTTTGGTTACAACACCTTTAATAGTAAGACTGGCATCTGTAGTAGATGTCATAGATTGATTCGCAAAGTCATATTCACTAACAGTTGTGTTAGTAAATGTTATAGACTCAGCAAGGTCACCTATAAGATTAAATGCATTGGTTACATTGTTAGATATAAGGGTCTTAAAACTCATTTAAGCACCTCCACCAACAAAAACTCCCCTATCAGCTATAGATCCATTACCTAAATATTTAGCTACAGTTTTATAAACAGAAGTTGGAAGAGTTTTAAAATCTTCTTCTCCACTGTTTGTATCAAATATAAGTCTAATTCCACCAACAGTTAAATCTTTAACTTTGTTGGAACCATTTGCATTTGATTCAATTGTAGACATATTTTGTAATAAATAATAAGCTAGCTCATAGGTAGCTGTTTTTATATCATCAGGTATAGTTCCTTCAGATGTAGTAGTTCTATCATCTTCAAGATCTACATAATCACCAAATTTAGAATCGTAATATTCAATATCACGAGGCCAACTTAGTGGATATGTAGTAGTTGGACTGGCAGTGCCAGCCCAAACTAAATTATCTAATATACCCGTGGCTGTTACTAAAGCTTGTTCAACTTTATCACAGTCACCATCAATCCAAAGATCCGAATTTAATCTCATAGTGAAATAATCATCGGCTTCGGTAACAGTAACAAATGAATTGTATCCTTTTTGTAAAGCCATTTGTGTTTCTCCGTCTAATAGTGTTTATAATTAACCGTGGAATATAGGGAATAAACCAATTTGGTTAACGTTAGTAGCGTGAACAGTCCAGTTAGCACCATCAGCTAAGTCAGCATTTGCAGGGTATGCAGTTGCAGATCCAGCCCATGAGAAACCTTTAGGATGCATAATGTTACCCCATCTTGATAAGATAGTAACAGCACCACCACCGTTTCCAGCTAGTTCATTTCTTTCGATTGCAGTAGGATTAACTTGTGCAATTTCAGAGTAATGGAATGCAGCAGGTTTAGCTAAGTAAGAAACTTTTAAACCAGCAGGCATGTTAGCTGTAAGAACTTGGTTGTTAACGATTAATCTAATTTTTCCACCCATAATAGTATTGAAGTTGAAGTTACCATCAACAACTGGAGCAACGTCAAGAACGTTTTGTTTTCTCATAGTGTTGTAAGTAGCAGTATCAATTACTAAGTAGTAGAAAGGCTCTTCGAATTCACCTTTAATTTCAGTCATAGCATCAAATAAAGTATCGAAGAAAGAAGATCTTTTGTTAGCGTTAGTCTCTAAAGTAAATAGAGGATTAGGGTTGTCAGAAGCATCAGAACCAGTATAGAAACCGAAAGATCCAACTTTAGCAGCAGCGTCAGAAGTACCAACTGTAGTAGCACCCCATAATTTGTCAGAGATACCATTTAAGATAGATCTTAATTGTAGATCTTCTTTTCTAGCTCTTACTGAAGCAAATTGGCTACCTAGGTAAGAAAGACCATCAACTTTTGAGATAAGTTTTTGGATAGACATTTCTTGAGCAGCAACGTGATCAATGTTTTTAACGTAAACAGCAGATTTGTTAGCAACATCCATAAGATTGATGTTAGTATCACCCATAGTTTCGTTTTGTTTGTGTGAAGTAGTTGGGTCAACGAAGTTTAACCATCTTAGAGTTCCAGTGTAGTTTTCACCAGCATCTGTAATTCTAGCGTCAGATCCAACAAGAGCAGTTGATACTAATAAAGAAGCATCAGCTCTTTCTTCTTGTGTGTAAGCACTAATAGCTTTAGCAATGTTGTTAAAGTCAGTAGATACGATTGTAGACATATTTATATTCCTTTATATTATGTTTTAGTTTGGGTTATTATTGAGTCCAATCACCAGCTGGGTTCAGTTTTCCTTCAGCAATTGCTTTAATTACTTCAGACTGATCCATATCTTTGATCGACTTTGTTGGTATAGAACCAACTGCAGGTTTAGAAGGCGACACGCCTGAACCAGCATTTGCTTTTACGTTAAATAAGAATGCATTTTTATCATCTTTAGCATAAGAAGACACAGCTTCTTCAATACTAGTTCCAGATGAATGCATCCAATTACCGTCAGCATTTTTAGTTAAACTTCCAACGATATCGCTATATGCCATTCCAGCAGCTTTTTCGTTTTTGAAGTCTAATCCATTAAGTTGAGCACGCACTGCGTTATCTCTGCTTAATTCTGTGTTTTTCTGTTCATAAGTTTCAAGTTTTTTAGTTAACTCAGACATTTGAATTTGCATAACTTCTTGATGTTTACCAGCTTTTTCTAAAGCAGCTATTTCAGCAGCTTGTTTTGCTTGTTCAGCTTCAGCTATTTTAGCTTTATAAGCATCTCTTTCAGCATATGCATTATCTAAATTACCTTTAATATTTTTGATAGCTTTAGATACTTCTTCGTTAATTAAGTTTTGAATTTCTGGAGAAGCAGTAGTTGTTTCAACTTTAGTTTCTTCAGTATTCATAGTTTCTTGATTTTCAGTTGTCATTGTATTATCTTTCCTGAGGACACGGCCTCATTTATATTTATTTAATGTATTTATTACCGAACAGATAATAAATTTTTATGTGTTTAAAGTCTCATAAGACTATTGTTAAAGGCCTCAATTAAGAGGCCTAAAACGAATTTTATTTTTATGATAAACCATTAATAGATACGTTTTCTATATCATTTGATAGCATACCTTGCATAACTAAAGTTAAGTTAGTATCGCTAGTATCAACATAGTTTCTAATGTTTGGATATGAATCATTTGATCCATCACCCATAAGCCAAACTTGACTAGCATAATTTGAATTAGTATCACCAACTTGAAAGTTATATGATAAACCAGTATTACCTGGTGATCTATAAGTGTTACCAACTTTATAATCAGCTACCCATTTTTTAGGATCAGTAATCATTAGTTCAATTTCAGTATTAGTAGGCATAGCTACACCACATTTTAATGTAGTTACAAGACAAGAAGCAACATTACCATTAAAGCTACGGTTAGTACCACGACCACCAACAGTAAAATCACCTGTAATAGCTCTATCCATACGAGCGCCTGTAGAAGACCAAGTACCTGCACCAGGAGGACTTGTTGGATTCGGGTTGAAAACCCAACTTCCACTTTGTCCAAACATTAACTTAATGTTAAAGCATTGTGAAAGGTTAGAAGCAGTAGCATTATTACCACTTAGACGAGTACCGTTAAATCCAACGTATACGCCATACCATGCAGCATGTCCTAGGCTAGTAGATATCAGATACTCATTAATAGCACCTGAACGACCCCAACCAAAGTACAATGCACCAAAAGAACTAGTTCTTAGGTAGATGTTATCATCATTATTACCAGCACCTTCACCTTGGTTCCAGATATGCTGAATACCGCTGGCGTTATCTCTTTTGAATACACAGGTAACTGCCCACGGATTAGCATATGATGAATTAGATGTAAATCCTGCACCATTACTATGTGTAGATGTAGTAGTACCAGCAGTTGTTGACAAAGGCATAACTCCAGTTGAATTATTACTTTGTTTAGCATGTTCATTACCACCACTAAAATTTAGTGCTTTATCCCAATCAGTTAAATTACCAGAAGGAGTAGCAGGTATATTAATTTCAGATAAACCAGTTACTGATAAATCAGCTGTAGTATTTTTAGCACCAATATAAATTGTATGTGGACCTGTAGGCATATTAGATCTTGTTATAACTCTACTAAATGAACCACCATCATTTACTGAATGTTGTGTATTAATATCATTAAAATTACAAGCAATTGCATGTACATCAGTTCCATCAACTTCAATAGCATAAT